TTAAAATACTTTACTTGTTGCTCTGTTAAAGTTCTTCCTTGATTATCCTGTGTTATTTTATTATTAGAAATATCATTGGTTTCCCCTTTTATGTTATCGATTAAACTATTAAATTCATTTTGTGTCATATAAGCATCATTCGATTTTAATGCACTTTCAAACACATCTCTTAAACTTTTTTCTCCCCATCTGTTTAGTAATTCGCTCATTTCACTGGTTCTCATATCGTGCATCACAGGTCTATCTATAAACACTATATTGTCAGGTGTTATATTATCAAAAACAGTATATTGTGTATCGTTTACTTGTTCCATAGAAGTGTTTAAAGGAACATCTACTGCTATTGTTGTACCTCCATACCCTTTTAGGTTTGGTGTTGTTTCAAACCACAACATATTACCTTCATATTCTTTGTGCTTTCTACCTATGTCAGTTCTCAAACCTTCCTTCATTATTGCTTCCACATTTTTATATTTTGTATTTGTATATAATCTAATAGTTCCATCTTTAGGTTTGCTAGTATAAGCTTCTTCATTGATTATAATTGGTTTATCATCAATCACTTTCACATTTTCTTTGTTAGAAAAAGAATTATTATTTATTTCTTTGCTTGTAATAGATTTTTTCTCTTTTACTTTATTAGTCCTATTTTCATACTCCATATTATATGCTTTTTCAAAGTTATTTTTTATATTTTCCCAATATAGTCTTTCGTTTCTTACTTTTCCATTATTTACTAAAGAATTAAGTTTATCTACTACAAAATCATAAATTCTTTTTGCTATGCTTGGCTTTTTATTTACTAATTGATTAATAAATTCTTGGTTTCCTAGCTTTCTTCCTAATACATCTGCGATTACTTCTTCATTTATTAATTGTTCATATTTAGGGTCGTTTATATCATATACATCAGAATAAGTTTGTTCCAGTCTGCTTCTAGCTTCTTCATAACCCTTCATAGTTTTTACTAAATCTAATAAGTTATCTACTTTTAAAGCTGTTCTACTATTTTCTGAAGACATTAAATCATGAGTCAATTCATGTATCGCAATTTCTTCAACTATATCATTTGTTGTAGCATTTGGATTAAATACAACTTGTCTTTTTCCGTTTTCGTCAATAGACCAGAAAGCATTAGTGTTTACATCATCAAATCTATTAGCATCGAATGTAGCATTGATTCCCCTTTTCTCCATCATATTTTGTACTGCTTGTACTGTTGGTGAGTTAGGGTCTAAATTGTTTCTGATGGCTGTTTCTTGTAACGATTCGGTTGTGTTTATATTATTGCTTTCTTCTATACCTTCTATTCTATTTCTTTCACTTTGTAATGTTGCTGTTATAGATTTTAATTCTTGGTTATAATCATCAGGTGATATTGTGCCATCTCTAAATGCCTGTTGTACTTCATTCATTTTTTGTTGTGCAATTCTTTCAAGGTTTCTATGTTCTGCGTAAGTTCCATTTTGTACTTGCCTTATATATCCAGTACCTTCTTCAGCATCTATTTCTCCAGAATTAACCATTTGCTCTATTTCATCTATTTGTGCTTTTTGCTCATCAGAATAAGTTGAATTTATGCTTTTGTTTATATTCTCTGCTCTATCAATATTTGATTGAACGGTATCATCTGTAAATGGTGATGTTTCTTTATCTAATTCAGATAATACCTTTTGTAGTTTCTTTATTTTTGTTTTGTTTTCTTTTGGATTTTTCTTATACTCTTCTATTGTATTATTTAATTCTTCTTTAAAGTCATTTACTAATTGAATACTTTGGGCTTCTGTATATCCTCCTGATGCTCTTGTACCTAGGTTTTGAACTCCACCTATTCCTACTGAAGATACAGCTCCCATTAAACCTGAATATAATGCTGCTTCTAATACATCTGAGTCGCTTAATAATTCTTTTAAGTTGTCATGGCTACCATCACTACCTAGTGTTAATATATCTACTGCATTACCTAGATATTCTTGAATAAACTCTTCTGAAAACTCAGAACCTGCTTTACCTAAATAACTTGATAATACTGGATTTTTACTTATTTTATAAGATAGATTGCTTAATGCTGTTTCTAACTCACTTGTTTTGCCTCCAGTTAGTCCTTTTGTTGCAGAACCTAAGAATTTACCAGTTAAAAACTCTAATCCTGTATTGATTAGAGCATTTGCACTAGCTTTACTAGCATCTCCACCTGTTTGATTAAATGCTTTTTGATAAGAGTTACCATACATTTGTGCCCAGTAAACTGCTGTACCACTTCCCGGTATTAATAGGTTTAATGCTTGTGTTCCTAATATCTTACCTACATTATTAGTTGTTTCTGCAGCAAATTTCCCTATCTTTGTATTATAACTGTTCCTTACTCTTTCCCATTGTAAATCGGCTCTACTAGGTAAATATTGTTGTGTTCCATCTTCTGCAATATATAATCTATTTCCAAAATCAGTTGCAGTATCTAATCCTTGACCAATGTCTGTTACAATATTTTTTATTGGTTGATATACTTTTTCTAAACCAGTTGTTTCTCTATTTCTTTCAGCCCATAGATTTTCTTCATATTGTGTTCTTGCTAATTCATTTCTTTCCTTTGCTGTTTCTAATCTTTCTGGTTGTGTTTCTACTGCAATTTCTCCAGCTTTATAGTTATTTAATGTTGGAATCACGTCTTGTGGTCTTATTGCTGCATTACTTCCTTTAATAGCAACAGGATTGTTTTTTAAATATTCTTCTTCTTTTGCTTTGTTCTCTTTTACATAATTACCTGCTTCTATTAAAGAAGGTATTTGTTCTCTGTTTTGAAACTTTTGAAACGCTTCTTTATCTTTTTCAAATCTTAATTGTTGTTGCTTTTTAATCTCTCTTTTCTCTGCTGCTTTTTTCTTCTCTTTTTGTATTTTATTTTGATATTTTGCACTCTCTTCGTATGCTTTTCTATCTTCTTTAGAGAGACTATTTAACCATTTTTGTTCTTGCTCAGCATCATCTGATGCCATATCACTTGTTATTTGTTTTGAAATGTCTTTTTGTTCTGTTGTTTGTACAAACTTTGGGTCAAATTCTTTTCTTTCTTTGTTTTGCTTTAACATTTCATTTTTGTTGTTAATATTTAACAATCCTGAATCTCTACTGTCTATTTTATGTGTTGTGGTTTCATAACCTTTCATATCTTTGTATTTTTTATCTTTTTCGTCAAAATAATAATACTTATTATCTTTTTGATAAATTTTATAGTTTGATTTTGAAAGGTCATTTTTGTTGTAATCACCATATTTCTTTTTTGTGTCTAAATAACCATCTTTATTTGTGTTTCTTAATACATTTCTACTTACTGTTGAAGTAATATCTTTAAAGTTGTTTCTACCTGTTTGTACTCTTTCTGTTGTTGGATTAAGATTATTTCTATAATTATACTCATCTCTATATGCGTTGTTTTTTGTTGGTTTAGTTTGTTTTACTTCTCCTTTTTTATCAACAGTAACTATTGCATCAGTAGTCATAATTTGATTTTTATTTTCTTTTTTCTTTTTAGCCATATAATCACCACCTATGCTACTCTATAGTCTTTTCCGTCTTTTGTTTTCATCCATAATTGAGATACTACGTTTCCTTTTTTGTCTTTTACTTGTTTTACATATCTTTGTCCTACTTTAGCAGCTTTTTGTGTTGCAGCATTTTGTGAACCAATCTTATTTATTGCATTATTAGTTAATTTAGCTGCGTTTGTAATTGCATTGGTAACATTTGCTACTGCTTCTCTGTTTGTATCTTGTACATTTCCTCCAGTAAGATTTATGCCAGAGCCACCGCTTCTATATCCTCTTGAACCACTATAGGTTCTGCCTCCTCCACTACCACTACTAAAAGATTTCTTTTGTAAATCATAGTTCTTATTGAATTGTCTAACACTCTCATTAAATTGTTTAAGTGCCATCTTGTTTTCCCAATCTTGTTGTTGTTGTTTCAATAAGTTTTGAATGTAATTTGCTTCTATGTTTGCATTTGCACTAGCAAGTCCACTTGAATATGCGTTTTGTGCATCAGTTCTTCTTCTTGCTATGTCTGCAAGTGCTGCGTTTTCAGCTCCATATATATTATTCATACTTGTATTTAAATTATTATTATATTGCATACTTGCTTGTGCACCTAATCCACTATTTGCTCTTCCTGTATTTGCTAAGTATTCTTGGAAGTTTCTAGCACTTAGTCTATTTTGTGCATTTGCTGTATTTCTTTGTGCTGCATAGTTTGCTGCATTTTGTTGTTGTTCTGCTTGTAAATTACTTAAAGCAGTATTTCTTGTGTTTTGTAAGTCGGCAACTGCAGCTTTTTTTTGTGCATTTTTCAAGTTATTTAATTGAGTTGTATAGTTTGCCATTTTCTACCTCCTTAAATTGTACCTATTATATTGAATTGAACACCACAACTACCGTTATTTGTGTTTCCAAATGCTCTAAATTCAATAGTTAATGTGCTCCCTGAAATTGCAGTGTTGTATACATACGTACCAGAACTTCTTGATGAGGTTTCTCTTACTCCTATATAGTCAACAGAACTTAGAGAGATTGGTAGAGTAGTTGTTTTTGTACCTGTAGATTCATTATAGTATGTACCTTGAGATGCTTTGTCTAGTTTTATTGACGTATATTGTACCCATCCGTTTATTTCAACTCTTCCACTATTCCATTTTCTCCATTTCCATCCATCTGTTGTTCCTGTTTCTATAATGTAATCTGCTGCTTTTCCATTTACTTCGTTTATTGCACTTACTACATCAGTTTTAGTTGTTGTGTCTAAGTTTGATAGTGTTCCTATATCACTACTTGTTGTTGCAAATTTTGTATCTAATTCTTCTGTTAATGTGTTGTTTAAATAATCTTTAATATCAGTTCCTGCTTTATCAAATTGTGCTTTTAATGTACTTGCATCCATACCTGATATATTTGGGTTATCATCTAAACTTTGTATGTAATTCATTGTTTTGTCGAATTTATGTAATCCCATTTCTTTACCTCCTATTTACTATATCCAAAACTATCTACTTGTAATACTAAACTTAGTACAGTACAAGCAGAGTTTTCTTCATTTCTTATTGTTAATTTTAAATTAGTGAATTTCTTTGCTTTTAATTTCAACCTAAATGGTTGTGGATTGATTGATGCTGTAAAATGCCAGTCGTTAAAATCTACATTATCAAACCATTGTTTTTTATATTCTATATGTTTTGTTATTTGTGATTCTGCTACATTTGATATAAAACTTACATCACAACTGCTCCAATTTTGTGGTTGCATTGATACCCACAATCTTGTCATTGTCTTTCTTAAATATGGTACTCCAAAGTCTGCAAAGTTCATTTCCCAATAAGCATCTATTGTTTCATTGTCATAATCGTTATAGTTTCTACTAAATCTTACAACTTTACCTTTATTTGTACTCATATATACATTTCCATTTAAAGATGTTATATTGGTCATTGTGACTTTAAATTGTAGTCTTGAGTATGTTTTATTAATGTAGTTATAAATCCAAGCCGTATTGCCATATATTAGCCATAATTGGTTGTATTCTTGTAGGTCTAATGTCTTGACTCCACTCATTGGTATTCCATCTAGGTCTTTCTTGATTTTTGCACTTATATTTTCTGCATTCTTCTCATCTCTTACATTTGTTGCCTTCCACATTATTATTCCTGAATCTTCAAATGTAACTGGATAATTCATTAATACTCTACCTTGACCCATAGCAATATTGCCGTGTGCTTCATTTAAAGGTAATGTTTTAACACTTGGTACATATCTTGTTGTATTATCTCCTCCTGATAATGTTACTTGTAATTGCTCTGTTGTTAATGTTAAGTAATATGCTTCAGGTTTATTTGTAGTAGCAATCAATCTATCATATTGTCTTGTTAAATCTGTTACTGCAAAGTTAGATGGGCCTATATCAACTTGTGCTGTTGCTGGGAAGTATTCTACACTTGGTACTGCTATATCTTCATCAAATGCAGTTCCACTAAAGTAAACTCTATTCTTGCATGACGGATTTCCATATAAGAATACTCTTGTATCTACATCTCCACCAAAGACAGTCCCAAATCTCATTCCTTCAATTATATCTCTGTCACCATCATCTTTAGACCAAGTGATTATAACATTGTTATATCCTGATACACTTATTGGTGTTCTTAATGTGACTATATCTTTAGTTGATTGGTCTAACTCATAATCATTAGAACTTAATTCAGTTCCATCAACTACAACTGATACAATAGCATCATTTGGTCCAGTTAGTTTTTGAGCTATTTTAAACTTTGTGTCTCCTTGATTTGCATTAAATTCTTGTTTCTTCTTTGGAGTTAGCATATTTATTTCATCATAAATAACTCCTCCACCTTGTGTTCCAGATGGGGTATTCACAAATACTGTAGGTATATATCCTTGAACTTCACCAAATTCTAATTCTGGTGCTCGTGCTTCTGGATTCCATACATAGTATCCACCGCTTAATATATATACTTTATTATTAAACTCAAAAAAAGAAGCATCAGTATCAGTAATGCTTCCTATTTCTGTTGGTTCAAGGTGCTTTGTAAAGTTAATCAATATGTTTGTATCATCTAATGGTGCTTCATCAAATGTTACTGTACCGTTTACCAAGTCAACAGTATAATCTCCTGTTTCTGTTAACTCTCCGTTTACATAAACACTATCTACGCTTTCTATATTTTCTAACAATAAGTCAAAGGTAACTGTTTCACCATTACCTTTAAAGTATTTCTTTTTATTTGGGTTTGATAAATACTCATCATCTAATTGGCTTTGTAAAAAGTAATATAGTTTTCCATCAACTGCTACTAACAAGTATTGAGTGTTGGCTATTTTTGTAGAAAACATACCTCTTACATTACTTTCAACCTCTACTTCTTGTTCTACTCCATCAACAACTCTTGTTTCAGTATGAAAGAATTGATGAAATGTTTTATATCCATGTGCTTTTCTTAACTTATAATCATCAGTTATATAGAAATTAGTCATGTTTCCTGATTCACCTAGTGCTATTTGTGTATCTCCAGTATCACTTAAATTTAAACCTAAAAATTTTGTTATTGTTGTTGGTTGTACTGATTTGTTTTCTTGAATTACTGCCATAATACACCTCCTAATAATTTAATGTTGAATCATAAACATCTCTTCTTGTTTCAGGTTGTCTTGGTTTTGGTTTTAAGAACATACCTTTCATTTCCTCATATCTTTGTTCAAAGAAGTTTGCTAGTGCTTTATCTTCTACTATCATTAAGTTTGCAGCTAATCCATTTGAAAGTAATGTTGCTGCTTTTATTGTGTCTATTTGTAATGGTTGTTCTAAGTCTTCTATTGGTACTGGTTGTATTTGCTCGTTTTTATCTCTATAACGATTTTCTATACCAATTATTTCTGCTTGTAACATTGTTAAGATAGATGGTGCTTTTGCTTTATATTCTGCTGTTGTTGTTGGGTCTAATTCTCCTGTTGTTGACATTTCATCTATCATAGCCATTGTCATTCTAAAAATATCTTCTGCTAACATTTTCTACCTCCTCTTATCTCCTCATATAAGTAGAGGGGTGAATCTCTACTTATATCAAGAGATAAACTCTTGATAAGTTTTTATTTCTTTTGGTTTAACTATGAAGTAAAGTGAGCGTATACTCCATCAGCTTTAGCATCTAATACAAAAGCATCATAGTAAACTCTACCTTCAACTAAGTTTCCACTTATGAATGGTGGATTTACATGAATTTTGTAATCTGCTAATTTTTCAGCTTTAACTGTTACTGATGGGTGAGTAATTATAAATTGGCAACCAGTTGGTAAATAACTATCAGGTACTTTTACAATTTTAACTCCATCTAATTCTCCAACTAAACCATTGATTTTCATCTTTTGTCCCATTTCACTTGCTAATACAAATGAATTATCTTGTTTTAGTAATGCTAATGTAGAAGCATTAACTGCTGCAATTCTTCCTGCTGCAGGTACTAAAGCATTATCTAATGCAGTTTGTCCTGCTAAGAATTTTTCATAAGCATTTGTTTTGCTTAATGAACCAGTTCCTCTGCGAGTTCCTGTTGCTGCTGTAGCAATTTTGTTAAATGTATATTTATCTTCAGTTGGTACGATAACTTCATCAATTTCACGTCTTAATGCTTTTCCTGCATCTCTTACGTTCATTGAATCCATTTTGTCTCCCTTGTCAATTATAAATGTGAATGATTTATCTTGAGTAACTGTTAATGGTTGAACAGCATCTTGTAAATCTTGTAATTGACCATAACGAGAAATTCCATCGTTTCCTGCTGGAGTTGTGTTAGGGTCAGTTCCTTCTGCTCCTACTTGATATACCTTTCCATTTCTATTGTAATCATATAGAGGTACTGTTGGTATTGAGTAAACATTGATTGTTTTAACTCCATCCCAATCATAATCTCTATTTGTAAATCCTGTTGCTAATGATTGTAATTTAAATCTTTCAGCAACTTTGCTTGAATATTTTTCAGCTAAATGTATACTTTCTGCCATTTTTTATCATCCTTCCTTGTTTAGTATTCTGTTTCATAAAACCCTTCTAAGAATGGGTCTTTTGTATGGTTTTCTTGAGTAGTTCCTGTTTCAGTAACTCCTCCTACTGTTGATGCACTATTCTCTTCATTTTGTTTTGCTACTTTTAATTGGTTTTCCAAGTCTTTTAACTTGTACTTCATATAAGCAGAGCTTAGATTTGAATTAACTGCATCTTCGAAAACTTCCTTAGGTATGTCTTCAGGATTAACATCTGGGAAGTTTGTTAAGAAGTCTTGATATTCTTTGTCTTCAGCTTCTTTCTTCTTTGATGCTTCTTCCTTTGCCTTTAGTTCGTTTTCTTTTGCTTGTAATTGTTTACGCAATTCTGCTGTAGCAATTACTTCTTTAGCAAGGTCTTCAGGTACTCCATTTTCTACCATTTCAGCAAGTCTTTCTTTTTCTCTTTCTTCTTTTTGCTGTCTTTCGTAGTCTTCAACTTGGTCCATGTATTCATCGACCGTAATACCTAGTTCATCAGCTTTATTTCTGATGTATGTTTCTGCCTTACTATTTTGTAGATTTTCCAATTTCTCTTGTATCTTGTCGTAATTTAATCCTTTTTGGTACCCATTGATTAAATCTTCTAAACTTTCGATAGATACATTTTCTTTGTTATACTTAACTTTCTTTGATAGTTCTTCTAACAAAGGTTTAAAATCCACTTTCTCATCTTCTGAATTATCTTCCTGAGTTTCACTTGGTTCGCTATCCTCATTTGTTTCTTCTTCTGATGATTCGCCTTCTTCTGATATAACTTCATTATCAATATCATTAAAGAAGTCATCGTCTGATTCCATTGTTTCAGTTGGTATACTTTCTACAACTTTCTCATCTTCCATTTAAAATTCCTCCTTTGCCTATGGTTGGGCAGGTACTTTATAAGCACCATTAGAATAGATATAAAGACTTATTCAGTAAGTTGGTACATATTTCTATGCACCTATAATATCTACTCTAATGCTACCTATAAAATAGATAGCACAACTTCGATTTATATAGTTGCTACGTTAGTGCCTTTATAGACACCATAGAATAGATATAACTGGACTCTAACCAGTGCGACTAGCTTTGACTTGCTATGTCTTTGTTATGCCTAACATAACTCTTGGGGGTTGTCAGCTCCCTGTTCTCACTACTGAACATATATATCTACTCTATGCCACCTATAAAGGTAGCACTTGAAAGGAGTCTCATTAATATTGAAAGAATATTGTGAGTTCTAGTGCTTTATAAGCACCTTACTAACTGATATACGGAGAGTGACGAACATATATCAATTAGTAAGCTACCTATAAGGTAGCCAAATGTGAGGACGTTAATATAAAGCATCGTGCCAACCCAGCCAACAGCATATTATGATGCTTTCCTGTTCCCATCTATTCTCCCGATATTTTTAATCTAGTTCCTCTGCTAGTTTTTTCATTTCTTTGCTACGCTTTTTTAGTTCTTTAATCATAGCTTGTTTTACTTTTTCATCTTCGATTGCTTGTTTATATCTTTTAAATGCTGATATTGCTTCATCAACTTTCCATTCCATTTCTTCTTTTTCTTTCATGCTTGTCTACTACCTCCTATTTCTTGTAAGTCTTGCATCTTCTTTACTGCATCTCTTCCTACTTCTGTTTGTGGTTGCATCATTTCCATAAATCCTGCTTCACCATCTTGTAATGTTCCTGATAGTTCTTCAGGAGTTGGTAATGGATTCTCCATATCACTCATTTGTGCCATTCCTTGTTGTCCATTATCTAATGCTCCCATCATTTCTAATACTCTTTGTTCCATTTGTTCTGGATTTAGTTGTAATAAGTTTGCTCTTACTTCAGGTGGTAATGTATCCATGAATTGACCCATTAAATTATAGATTGCTTGTTTATATATGTCATTTTGTTCTATAGAATTAATTAATTCTTGTTTTTGTGGGATTATTTCATCAGGTATTCTTCTTAAGTATTCAACAAACTCTATCATTCCATTATTTAATAAGTTATCTAATGTTTGAACACTTGCTACTTCACTAAAGTATGAAGCATTTCCTACATCTGTCTTAACATGTAACCACATGTCTTTTAATTCACCAAAGTCAAACATCTCAACTGTTCTTTCATTGTTTGGTCCTTGTACCACTACAGGTCTTAATCCATAGTAAGATGCCATCATATCTACAATGATTTTTCCTGAATCTTCTACAAATTCATAGAAAGCAGCTTTAACATTCTCTAATGGTACTGCTGCACTCTTTTGTATTGCTATAATTGCTGTTGCATTATTCATTGTTACATTCCCTAGTGAAGCATCTCCTACTCCTAAAGTCTCTTTTGTATATTGCATTGCCAATTCAATAGCATTCATTATTTGACTTGACATTGTTGCAGGTTCTAAATATCCTGCTATATTACGAATTGAATCACCTTGTAAGTTTGTTACAGGTATTTGTGCTCCTATTTCATTAGTCCATCCTTCAATTCTATCTGCATCATACACAGCAGTTGGGAATGCTGTTAGCATTAAATGGTAGATTACCATTGCAAACATCTTATTGATGGCTATTTGGTTAGGAATTATACCAGTTGTTTCTGCTCTACCATGATATGTTCCTTTAACTTCTTCCCAGTTGTTGAAAGCTATTGGATAACAACTTAGTTTTGTATCTTTATTTTTGTAAATATACGCCTCTTTTGTACATTTATTTGCGTAAATCTTACCGTTTTTCTTGTAATATTTGATTATATATAGTGCTTTTTCATATCCTTTTGCCGAATTTTCAACCTTACCATTGTCTCCCATTTGATAATTTGTCTCAGAATCGCCTCTTATCTTATCTGAATCTCCTGATTTATTCTTTTTGGCTTCCTCTTGTAAATTCTTGACCAAATCCCTACCAATTATGATGATATACGGTTGTTTTTCTACTTGACGTGTATTTGGGTTACCGAACATAACATTCGTAGAATCAATGATTTCTGCCTTAATTGTGCCCTTTACATTTGGCATATATTTTTTATATGGTTGTTCATCCATATCAAAATAAAAGTGCATACACCAATCACCAGTATCAAATCCATCTGATAGTAATGTACGGCTTTTTGCATCAAAATTTATGTCTTCTAGGATGTTTTTTATCTCTGCATTGGCTAAATCTGCTTGTTTTACCTTATGTTGCATATTTATATCTTCAGATTGTGGCCTATATTCCATTGGAGTAATCTGAATTGATATATTATCTGCCTTTAATGAAGCTATTTTGAACTGTTTTACTCTCTTTATGATGTTAAATACAGGTTTTGGTAGCCCATCTGCTAGTACATTTCTCCATTGGTCTCCACTTGCAAAGGCAATATTTGTGTCTAATACGTCATAATAGTTCCTATCAGCACCATAAACTTGTTGATTATACTCTATTCCTGCTTCATAAAGTTCCCAATCTTTAGTTTTATCCATTCATTTCACTTCCTTTTCATAGCTGTTTGCTCATCATATTCCATTAAGTTGTTAAATGATGTCTTTATTGCTTCCATTTTTCGCTTTTCTTCATTACTTAGCTTAACTTCTGGCTTTTCCATTCTCTTTCTTAGCTCATAAATTCGTTTATTATTAACTCCCTCTATTACTAAGAAGGCGATTAATACCAGTAATATTAAAAATTCCATTATCTAACCTCCATATTTCATGTAATCTCTTGTGGCATGTGCTCCTGCTATGCCTAAAATACCTAATCTTCTACGGTCTCTCTTGGATTGTTCGTATAAAAGCTCCTCTTCACTCATTATTTTTGTTGCTTTAGTACGCTCTATACAGAATCCTCTTATTGCATCAGGTGCATGTGTTAGTTCGTGTGGTGTCTTTGCACAGTCATTTGGGTTCTTTTCATCCCTTTGGATGACTGGTAATGTCCTGATTAGGTTTCTACATGTATTAAAAAAGCGAAGTTTACTCATTTTCATCTCTTCGCCTGTTTGTTCATCTTTCATTGTGTAAATTTTTAGGTGTTCTTGTACTGAATACCACCCTAAAACACGATTATTTGAACTTCTTGTTATGATAACTCCATTTTCACGGAATATATCATAAGCATTCTTTCCTGTATCGTTACGCCTGTTCCACAAATCTGGTGGACCATAGGTATAACGAATCTTCTCTTCTCCTGTCATTTCTACGATTTTCTTAGCTGCTTCACTGATTATAAGGTCATTCTCATACAATTCCCTATAACAATACTCTCTTCCATCAGGTGCTATTGCTATCCAATAACACGCTAACATATCTAGTCCATAGTCTAATGTTCTGTATCTATCCCAATTATCAGGAATATCAAATGGTTCGATAACATGTACACTACGGTCGAAATCTTTGAAGTATTGTCCATCAAATATGTCCCAATTACCTTCTTTTAGTGCCTTACGCTCCTTCTCAGGCAAAGCATCTAAACGCTTAACGTATTCTGGGTCACTTTTCATTAAAAATTTATTATCTGTTACAAAACTTGGTATAAATAATCGTGTTGTCATCTCTCCAGTCTCTAATCGACATTCATGGATTTGCCCACTTGGTCCTATATCTACGAATCTTTCCTTTACCCATACATGTCCTACTCCACCTGGGTTTGTAGAACTTTTTATTCTTTTTGGATACCCATTCGCTCCACGGCATCGTGAAATCATATATGTATACATGTATTCAGTAAAATGTGTCAACTCATCAAATCTGATGACATCATATTCTGCTGATTGATACTGATACACGTCATTTTCATTATCTATATACCCAAAGTCTATGATAGAACCATTATCAAAGGTCCATACATGTTTTGAGTTATTGTAAGAAGCTATCTTCCTTGGATATAGTTCCAATGATGTACGAATGATAGACCTCTCTAAGTCAGGGAATGTCCTACGGA